AACCGTTCATCTCGTACCGGCCCAGTCATTCGAACGCGATGTTCACTGGCCGGTGTGCGGCAGAGGGCCGGGACCAGGTGGCGAAACGCGAGATCGATGCACTTTGGAAAACTGTTCAGGAGACGGTCGAGAAATACGGGAGGCCGCCGGAATGAAGAATGATGACTTCGACATGGCGAGCGATTTCCAGTCGGCGCTTGCTGATCTCAATTCCGCTCCGAAACGCGAAGGCCAAACGCTCAAGGGCCGTCGCATCGAGGAACGCAAGAAACTCAGTGCCCATGACCGGCGCGCCCTACAAGTCACTGGCCGGACGGCTCAGCTCAACGTTCGAACGCGGCCCATGCTGAAGGTCGAGTTCAACCAGCATGCGCAAGCCCGAGGACTCTTGCCGACCGAACTCTTTGAGCGTGTTTGGGAGCATTACAAGGCGACGGTGGGGATCTAGGCCCATGCGATTCATACTCAGTTCGACCGCACTGCTGTTTGGTATCGTCTTCGCGGGGTGCGAAGTTTTCGGCACCTACGAATTTCTGCACAAGGATCAGGGCGGCATCACGTATGTCGTCATCGCCGGCGCAGCGATTGCCGCCGCGATTTCATTGCTGCCGGCATGGGCTTCGTTCGCCTGGCGCGGGCGGCCGTGGCTCTCGTGTGCGATTTGGGCGATTTTCGTTGTGGCGCTTGGCTCCGTCGTCGCCTCAGCCCTTGCGCGGACAGGATCGGCAACGGACATCGCTCAGGAACGTCGGGAGCAGGTCGAGAAGACCGAGGGCCAAGCGGCGCGCGCCGTAGCTGATGCACGTTCCCGTCTCGACCTTGCAAACGAAGCGCTCGACAAAGCCAACGGTGACGTCATCGAGAATGCGCCGAAAAAAGGCTGCGCTTCGAATTGCGCGGCGCTGCTGAGCGCCGCCGTGACCCGCGCGGAACAAGAGGTCGAAGACGCACGCGCCGGGCTTGACGCCGCGAAACGGCTTGAGGCTGAGGCGCCGATCGGCAAGACGGATTCGCTTGCCAAACGCATCGCCGCAGTGCTGCCGGTGTCGGAAGATTCCGTTCGGCTTTATCAGCCGCTCATCGTTCCGACCCTGACGTCGGCAATGTCCGCGGTGCTCACCGCGTTGGGGATTTGGGGGCTCGGATGCTGGTGGCAGGGAAGATCTGCTAGCCCGAAAGAAGACCCGGCGCTAGCACAAGTTGAAGCCGCCGCTAGCACGGCCGAGCCGGTCCCTCTAGCAGCGGAAGAACCGGAGCGCGCCGCGCAGAAGGCAATCGCTCCCCCGGAAGAACTACCAACGACACCATTCGGTGAATCGAACTCGGAGTTAGCGGACTTCGCAGACCATAAGATTGTCCGGGCGCCGGGGTCCGAACTCAGCATGCGGGACGTGCTCGCGGCCTATCAGATTGACTGCGCGCGCGAACGGGTGAGACCGCTTGATGCTCGCGCGTTCACGCGCGAACTGGCGGTGCTTTGCCACGAGACGGGCATCAGGGTCAGGGTCGAGGGCCGGGACGCCTATCTGGTCGGAGCGGCGCTGGCGGCATGATCTATTTCGTCGAACGCGCCGACGGCCGGGTAAAGATCGGCTTCCTCCGGTCCCTTTATGGCATCGGCAAGGAACTGCACGGCGGCCGGCTCATCGCTTTGGTCGAGGGGTCAACGCACCGGCTCGGAGCGATCCGCTCGCTCTTTGCCGGCGTCCCTCAGCAAGACGGCTGGTATCTCATGACCTCGGGGATGTTCTTGTTCCTGAAAGAGAACGCGATCGAGCACAGTTCTGACCCGCAATTGCGAGTTCAATGGTTAGAAATCACGAATTGGTCCAATGCTGACGGCAAGAGCAGCGAATGACAGATCTTTGAAATATGCCCGGTCAAATTGGAGCTGGATTGGATGGCGCAACAATTCCGCGTTCGTCAATTGCGGAAATCTTTAAGAAGCCGAACGAATTCATCATCTTAACAAACGCATTTATTTCTCTTCTGCTTGATCGCATCACAAAGCCTCCAACAAAGGTATTTCTTGTCATTTCTACTGGCCCCCCGTCGTACAGCAGTGTGACGCTGCGGAATTCGCATTCAGTATATGAATGACCATCTATTGGGACTTCGCAGTTTCTAAAGACTTTTCCACGGACCGCTATTAACGAGAGTCCGGATGGTGCCGGCTCTCTTGACGGAAGTTCAACACTATCCGCTGGGACGGAACCCCATTGAGCGCGCGCCCAGCCGATCGCACCGTAAGCAAAAATCAGTGCGAACGATGTTCCGAAGAAGACTAGGAGCCATCCAAATCGGGTATCGGGGGAGACCCAGTGAGTCGTTGCCCACGAACCAGCTGCGGTGAGCGCAAGACCCACCAGCTGCTCAGCCCCAACTGATGCAGGGATTTTGAGAAGCTCCTCAGTCGATGGCAGCCATTTGCGAATACCCATCATATCCGTGTTCCCCAATTGGCTGGTGCAGTACAACACCTCGGAATAGGTCGGCGAGTCGTGATCTGGAGCCAACCGACCCCTTGAGTTGTTCCCCAGATTCCACCATCAGCACTATCCATTTGCGACTGCAATTGACAAATCGAGCGAATAAGTTTTTTAAATATCCATCCCGCTTAGAGGGGTTATTGCGCCTAGGCCAATGAATACCCCTTCGAGAAGCCCGTAAATACTGGGCTGCGCAATCTGCCAATTCGACACCTGTTAGCGATCTCCACAACTCGAAGCATTGGAACGCCACATGAGAGATGTGCTGCGAAGCCCGTCGTTTTGGCTGTCGCTCGTTATCGCATTCGCAGCTGCCTGGATCATCTGTCAGGTCGGCTGACAACACCGCTTGCCTGCAGTTCGCTCGAAAGACGACCAGCCACAGGCTTCTTCGCGACCTTGTCTTTCGAGGCAGGCGCGATTGCTATCCTGCGCACTGCTTTGCGGAACGTAGCTGCGTCGCCGTCGGCGCCATGTTCTCGCGCGGCGTCGATGAACTTCCGACGTTGGGTTCTCGTGTTTTTCCCTTCGCCTTTTCCGGGCATTGGAGGCCTGATCGAACCGGGCTGCATAGCCTTGCGGATGCGGCGGGCCATGCGCCATGTGGAGTTGTAGTCAGTCTCTATGATCCAGTGCAGCTGATGGCTGGAAATGCCTTTCTTTGATGCGCAAATCAGGTGGATCGCCTGAAACCACTTGTGCAGCGGCGCGTGGCTGTTTTCGAAGATTGTTCCGGCTCGAACCGTGAACTGCCAGTGGCAGTGCGCGCACTTTTTCAGACCATATCGAGGGGCGCCTTTTGGGTTCTTTATGCTCGGCTTGGAGCGGACGTCCTTCAATTCGTAGACACGATTACGGGCTCCGCAGTGCGGGCAGACTGGCCCCTTCGGCCAGAGAATTGATTCAAGCTCCGCGAAGGCCGCGGCCTCGTTATGGAAATGCTTGGCACTGAGAAAAGACATCCGGATCCCCCTAAACATCCGAATGTAGATAACCGTGGTCAGGTTGGTCAATTACACAATGAGCACAAGTCAATGACCGAGCCCGATCGTTGACGGACCGCCGTTGATCTAGTGTGGAGGGAGACGTGATGGCCCGCGACTTCTCCGGTACTCTGGTCTCGAAATTGTTCGAGCCTGAGCCCGTCTTGAAATGCGTCGATCGAGGCTTTTGCTGCGACTGGATATCCAAGGGCGGCCGTTGCCAGCGCACGATGGCGCCCCATTATGCCTCACTAGTCAAAGGCAAGATTGGGTGTTCGGCATTCGAGGAGCGCCATGCTCCGCAGCCCATGCCGATCGCGAGCGTCTCGTAAAGTGGCGAAGATCCTCAGAACCGGTCAGCGCCCGCGGCCGCCGCGCAGTTTGATCGAAGACATGCCCGGCAAGTTCATACCGGCACCGGAAGTCTTCGAATGGTTCCGAGACGTCATCATCGACGCCGAAGGTCCGGTTTATAACGAGGATCATCAGCACCTAGCGGATGCTCATATCGGTGTGCTTTGGACAACTGCCGGAAACAGCCGGCAGGGGCGGCGCATCATTGGTCAAGCCGAATTCGGCGAGCCCCAGGGTTCAATGGGCAAGTGGGCGAAGGCGCGGGCGAGACAGCAGGTCGAGGAATGGTTCGGCGCGACTCCGGACTTCATCATGACCCTGGATGCCTACTACTGCACGGAGGCCTCGGACGTCGAGTTCTGCGCTCTCGCGGAACATGAACTTTATCACATGGCGCAGGCGATCGATGAATTCGGGATGCCGAAGTTCAAAAAGGACGGTCGGCCGGTGTTCGCGATGCGAGGCCACGACGTTGAAGAATTTGTTGGCGTCGTACGTCGTTATGGCATCGTCGACAGTGCAACGGCCGCGCTTGTTGCCGCCGCAAATAGAGGACCGGAAATCGCGTCAGTAAGCATCGCTCAGGCCTGTGGCACATGTCAGGCTCGGCGCGCGGCATAGCTCGGACGCCCGTTTGACCAAATGGCGAAGCAGAGACAACTCAGCGACCAGGTGAAGACCTTTATCGTGATGAATCTGGCGGCTTTCGAGCCGCCATCCGTCGTCGTTGACCTCGTCAAACAGGAATTTGGGCTCGTCGTCAGTAAGCAATCGGTATCGGGTTATGACCCCAATACGAAGACCGGCGAGCGTATGTCGGCGAAGTGGAAGGTGCTGTTCAAGAAGGCCCGAAAGAGCTTCAAAGAGAGCACTGACGACATTCCGACGGCGAGCAAAGCGGTCAGGGTTCGCATGCTCGATCGCATGGCTCGGCAGGCCATGGAGAAGAAGAACTTCCAGATGGCCTCCCAACTCATGAAGCAGATCGCGGAAGAGATGGGCGAGGTATACACGAACCGCCACAAGATGGAGCACACGGGCAAAGACGGCAAAGATCTTCCACCGCCGCCCGCTCCCGTGAACATCTTCCAGTTGCCGGATAATGGCCGGGCTTGAGGCGAAGGCGAGCGCACCGAGGGTAATCGGCCCACAGCCGGGGCCACAACTTCAGTTTCTCGCGAGCGCAGCAGACATCGCCATCTATGGCGGTTCTGCCGGTGGCGGCAAAACATTCGGGCTTCTGCTCGAACCGCTCCGCCACGTCGGCAACAAGGAATTTGGCGCCGTCTTCTTCCGCCGCAACCTGGTTCAGGTGCGTAACGAAGGCGGTCTCTGGGATGAAAGCGAGAAGCTCTATCCGCTAACCGGTGCGCGGCCCAAGAGTGCACCGGACATGAGCTGGACGTTCCCGGCCGGCTCAGCGATTTCGTTCGCGCACCTCGAGCACGACAAGACGGTCTACGATTGGCAGGGTGCTCAGATCCCGCTGATCTGCTTCGACGAACTCACGCACTTCAGCGCGAAGCAGTTCTGGTACATGGTCTCGCGAAACCGCTCGACGTGCGGTGTTCGGCCTTACATTCGAGCGACGTGCAACCCGGATGCAGATAGCTGGGTCGCGAAGTTCATTGCGTGGTGGATTGACCAAGATACCGGATACGCAATTCCGGAACGTTCGGGCGTGCTTCGCTGGTTCGTGCGTATCGGCGACACGATCATCTGGGGCAGTAGTCCGGACGAACTGAAAGGCTACGAGGCGCCGGACGAAAACGGCGCCATGAAGCCGATCCAGCCGAAGTCGGTGACGTTCATCCCGGCCAAGTTGAGCGACAACAAGATCCTGATGGCCGCTGACCCCGGCTATATGGCGAACCTTCTCGCGCTCCCGACGGTCGAGCGCGAACGCCTGCTAGGCGGAAACTGGAAGATTCGGCCGGCGGCTGGTCTCTACTTCCAGCGCGCCTGGTGCACTGTCGTTGATGCCGTTCCTGCTGGATTAAAATTCGTCCGCGGCTGGGACTTGGCGAGCACGCCGAAGACTGAAGGCAACGATCCGGACTGGACGGCGGGCACGAAGATCGGACGGTCCGCTGACGGTCGGTATTTCGTTGTCGATCATCGTCGCGACCGGCAGGGACCGCACAAGGTCGAGCAGCTCGTCAAGAATACCGCGACCGACGATGGCAACAGTTGCGAAGTTTCTCTGCCACAAGACCCCGGCCAAGCCGGTAAGTGGCAGGTGTCGACGATGATCAAGATGCTGGCTGGCTACAACGTGCGCTCGTCGCCGGAAACAGGCGACAAGGTAACAAGATTCTCGGGCTTCTCTGCCCAGGCCGAAGCGGGGAATGTCTACGTGCTTCGGGGCAAGTGGAACGAAGATTGGTTTACTGAACTCGAAGCGTTTCCGGAAGGGCTCCATGACGACGATGCGGACAGCACAAGCCGCGCGTTCAATCGCCTTTCGCTGAAGATCGACACCAAGACAGAAACGACTACGGTCACAGGACTTCACTGACATGGCAGGCGACGTCAGTTCAAAACATCCCGATTGGGAAGATCGCATCGACGAGTGGAAGTTGATGCGCAACTGCGTCCGTGGCGAGAAGGCCATCAAAGAGGCCAACGTCACATACCTGCCGATGCCATCCGGATTCAAATCGCAGTCCGATCAAGGCAAGGAAATGTATTCGGCGTATCAGACGCGCGCTCAGTTCCCCGAGATCGTTTCGCCAACCATCGACGGCATGGTCGGCGTCATCCATCGCAACGAGTCGCAGATCGATATGCCGGACTCGATGCAGTACCTCTTCGAAAACGCGACCGCGGATGGTTTGACGCTTGATGCCCTGCACAAGCGCGTCACACGCGAGCTGCTCGAGACTGGAAGGTTCGGATTGTTGGCCGATGCGCCATCGGGTGGAGGCCAGCCTTATCTCGCTGGGTATACCGCAGAAAGCATCATCAACTGGTCCGAGAGCAACGATTTCTATGTGCTCGACGAGTGCGGCTTGGTCCGCGACGGCTTCGCCTGGAACGATAAAAAGAAATTTCGGGTCCTAGAACTCGTCGACAGCAAATACACCGTAACGGTCTGGGACAACGGGACCAAGGGAACGCCGGCTGAACCCAAGGCGACAGGCAACAAGGCTATCGAGGCCATCCCGTTCGTCGTCATTGGCCCGCGTCACATTACGACGAAACCCGAAGATCCGCCATTGATCGGCGTCGGGCGTTCCGCGGTTGCAATCTACCAGCTGTCCGCCGACTACCGTTGGCAGCTCTTCATGACGGGCCAGGAAACTTTTGTCGTCATCAATGGCGAAGCGCCTTCTGCGATCGGCGCCGGGGTCTGCATCTCACTTCAGGGTGGGACGGAAACAGCCAGGCCAGATGCAAAGTTCGTTGGGCCATCCGGTACCGGCATCGAAGCCCATCGCACGGCGATGCAAGACGAACGCGCCGCTGCTATTGCTGCCGGTGCTCGCTTGTTCGACAGCCAATCGAAGACAGCCGAAAGTGGTGACGCGCTGCGCATCCGCTTCACGGCCCAGACCGCGACGCTTCAAACGATTTCACAGACCAGCGCCGCCGGGCTCGAACGCGCGTTACGCAACGTCGCCGTCATGATGGGGCTCGATCCCAAGCTCGTCACCGTCACGCCTCCGAAACGGTTGGTCGACAGTACGCTGACGCCGCAGGATGCGAAGGGCCTTGTCGAGATTTGGCAAGATGGCGCGATCAGCTACGAAACGCTCTACGAGAACCTGCAGCGTGGCGAGATTGCTTCGGAAGAGCGGGACGCCGAGGAAGAGCGCGAACTCATCGATAAGGAAGAGGTCGAGCGCCCGACACCGACAGTCGAGGAGTCGGGCATCCTTCCACCTGTGCAAATTCCGGCGGCGGCATGACGATGCATACATTCTCTGGCCGGCGAGCGTCGCAGCGTGCCGACGAACTTCTTCCGTTCATCGAACTACTTCGCGATAGGGGTGTCCGTCGATATCTCGAAATCGGGGCGCGTCACGGCGATACGTTCCACCACATCATGCGAGCACTTCCAAAACAGTCATACGGCGTGGCGGTTGACTTGGGCGGCGGAGCTTGGGGAACTCCCGCATCCGTACCGCATCTGCGCCGTGCAACAGAAGACCTCGTGCGCCGGGGGTATCGCATTGACGTCGTGCTCGGGGATAGCTGCACCAAAAGGGTCCGCGATCAAGTGGAGGAGTGTGGCCCCTTCGATGCCGTACTCATCGATGGCGACCACCGATATTCCGGGGTATCGGCCGACTGGAACTTCTATGGCCAGCTGGCACCGATAGTCGCGTTTCACGACATCTCCGGCGAAGGCGAGACAACGAAAGATGGCCAAGCATTGCCGGTCGAGGTGCCCAGGCTCTGGCACGAGCTTAAACCGCACTTCAATTGCGTCGAGTTCGTCGGCGCCGAATCCACGATGGGCATCGGCGTTATCCTGCGGAATGGCCCTTAAGTGAAAGCAGCGCTCTACGCGGGGCCGGCCCCGCACCAGAAATCGCATACCGCTGCGATGGCGGCCGGCTTGCGCCGTCATGGGATCACGGTCGAGACGTTTCGGAACCTGCACCCCAATTCGAATGCAGATTTCGTCCTCACGTGGGGTTGGCGAACGGGGAAGGCGTACCGTGCCCGCGGCCGCCAGGTGCTCGTCATGGAGCGCGGTTATCTTGGAGACCGGTTCGCCTGGACGTCATTGGGTTGGAACGGGCTCAACGGCCGCGCAACCTGGGCCAACGATTCCGACAAGACGTCGGAGCGTTTCGAAAAGCACTTCGGCCATCTCGTAAAGCCCTGGCGCCTAAACGGTAACGGTTACGCGCTGATTGTCGGGCAGGTGCCGGGTGACATGTCGCTCGACGGCATCGACATGGGTTCTTGGTACGTCAACGCTGCCAGGATGATGGAAGCGCGAGGTCTTGAGGTCGGTTTCCGACCGCATCCGGAGGCCGAGAAGCGCGGCTTGATTGTTGGCGCGCTCGCCAAGCACCGATTGAAAGGAACGTTGGAGGAAGCGCTCGACGGCGCCGCAGTTGTCGTGACTATGAATAGTAACACTGGGGTCGATGCAACGTTGGCCGGTGTTCCGACGATCGTTTGCGATCGAGGGGCGATGGCCTGGCCCGTTGCGGCGCGTGGACTGGATGCCAAACTTGTTACGCCCGACCGGTCGGACTGGCTGCGCAGCATGGCGTGGCGACAGTTCAGACTCGAAGAGATCGAAAGCGGTGAGGCTTGGGAGCACGTCAAGCAACCGTTCATTGCCGTTGCTCATGCGCCAAGGCCCAAACGGGCGCTCATCCTCGGAGGGGCGTCGTGCGTTTGGGAGGACGTAGAGGCGGCGCTCGATCTCGCAGAATTCGATTGCATCATCGCTGCCAATGACGTCGGCGCCCACTGGTCTGGACCCCTTGATCATTGGGTTTCGCTGCATCCGGAGAAGCTAAATGGCTGGCTCCGCGCCCGACGCGAGAAAGGTTACCCGGACGGCTTCACGACCTGGTCGCACAAGAAGCAAGCGGGCTGCAATGTCGATCGCGCAACGGACGACTGGAAAGGCTCATCCGGCCTGTTCGCCGTGAAGGTGGCGCGCGAACTCGGATACGAGCGCATCGTTCTGTGCGGAGTGCCGCTCAATGCGGAGGGCGCTCATTTCTTCGATGCGAAGCCTTGGAAGGCGTTCCAGGGATTTCGAAACGGCTGGCTCAATCACAGAGCAGAAATCGCACCGTACGTTCGTTCGGTTTCCGGATGGACCCGGGAGATTCTTGGGGCACCGGACGAAAGTTTTTTGGCAGCGTAACGCCTCGATGACCCGCTCCGCCGGGTTTTTTTCTTGGCCGGCGATGCCGGTCTTTTTCATAGGAGATGAGCCGATGGCTCTTAAGACCGTTGTTGAGAAGCTGGACGATGTTCCGGAAGCATTTCGTGGTGAGTACAAGGAACAGAAGCAAGGCGACAAGACCGTGTACGTTCTTGACCTCGACGGGGTCGACGCGCATCCGGGTGTCGTCAATCTCAAGTCTGCCTTTGAGCGCGTTAAGGTCGACAAGCAGCGCCTGACGACCGACCTGGCTACGGCCAACGCTAAGGTGAAAGACCTGCCGGAAGACTTCGACGCCGACGAATGGGACCGCCTGCGCACCGAAGATGCGGCACGTCAGAATGATCCCGACGGCAAAGACGTCAGGAAAGCGGTCGAGACCGCAACCGCGGCGGTCAAATCGCAGTACGAAGCTAAGCTTGCTAAGCTCAAGAAGGATCATGCCGGCGAGATCGAAACCCGCGACGCGGAGATTTTGAAGCTCAAGACCGATACTCGCAAGCGTCTCGTCACGGACGGTCTAACCGCCGCTTTGACCGAGTCTGGCGTGACCTCTCCCGCTTTCCTCAAGGCCGCTCGGGCGATGCTCGAATCCGGTGTCGAAGTAATCGAGGAAGACGGGGCCACCATCGCAAAGATGAAGGCCGAACTCGGCGGCGACGACATCGCGAAGTACATCCAGAATTGGGTCCAGAGCGACGAAGGCAAGAGCTTCGTCACGCCGGCTAAGGGCAGCGATGCTCCCGGTTCTGGCGCGCGGAACGGTGAACACAACCCATTCTCGAAAGAGCATTGGAACGTCACCGCTCAGGGCAAACTGAAGCGGGAGGACGCCAGCAAGGCGGAGCGCCTCGCGAAGTCGGCCGGCTTCCGCGACCTCAATCACGCATTCAGTTCGCAACGTCCCAAGTAATGCGTCCGGCGGCGACGCCGCCCTCTCACCTACAGCCGTGCCGATGGCCGCGCTGATAACAGCAACCAGCCATCAACACAGGAGAATTGGCAATGGCTGATACCCCTACCAAAATCGCGGACGTCTTCGTCCCCGAGCAGCACAACGCATACATTCGCGAAAACACGACCCGCGTGAATGCCTTCTATCAGAGCGGCATCATGACCGACGTCCCCGATCTGGTTTTCCCCAAGTCGGGCGGCAAGGGCGTCGACATGCCGTTCTGGAAGGCGTTGGGCGAACGCGCCCAGCTTCTGGACGACGACGACACTCTTGAAATCCGCAAGATCCAGTCGGGCGAAGACCGTGCCGTGATGCATGCACGTGCGCTCGTCTATGGCGCCACGGACCTTTCCGGCGAACTCGCTGGCGATGATCCGATGGATGCCATCAATGCGGGCATCAACGAAAACTGGTCGTACGAATTCAACATGGTGACGTTCTCCACGTTGAAGGGTGCGATGGGCGCTCTGGCCGCCGAAAGCGAGCCGGTTAACACGCTCAACATCAACACCGCTTCCGGCGCCGCAGCTTATCTCGACGGTGAATCATTCATCGACGCCGCCCAGACCCTGGGCGACGCGAAGGGCGGCATCGTCGGCGTCGGCATGCACTCGGCAACCAACGCCTGGCTCGCCAAGCAGGGTCTGATCGCAACCATCCGCGATGCGGACGGCGAGATCATGTACGAGACGTTCATGGACAAGCGGGTTGTGATCGATGACGCGCTTGCACCAGCCACGGGTGTCTACAGCACGTACCTGTTCGGTGCGGGCGCTATCGGCTTCGGTGAAGGCGCCCCGAAGACACCGAGCGCAGTGGACCGTGACGAACTGAAGAACGGCGGCGAGGAATTCCTTGTCAGCCGTCGTCATTTCGTAATGCACCCGCGCGGCATCAAGTGGAACCCGATCTCGGGTGTTCCCGCGAAAACCACGCCGAGCGATGCCGAACTCGCGAATCCGGCGAACTGGGCGCGTGTCTGGGATCCGAAGAACATCCGCATCATCCAGGTCAAGCACCTCATCGGCTAAGCAGCCGACACATCATCGAAGGGCGGGGACTTCTCCGCCCTTTTTGATTCCATACGCAACTAGGGAAGTCGACAGATGCAGCGCAGATACCCGCGTACGACGGAAGACCGAGAGGCGATCGCAGCGGCACGCCGGCGGCATTATGCGCGGCAGGCTGCCCATAGCGCCATCCGTGAGCAGGAAGACGAGGCGGCAAAGACGCCGTCGCCCACACCTACGGAAACCATTCCGACCCAGCCATCGTCCAATAAGGGCGAGGTTTCGAACACCGGCAGATCATCTGGCGAAGGCGCCGATACCCAGTCCGATAGCAACACGACGGATCAGAATGCGGCCGATGAACTGGCTAAGGCGCGCGCCGCAATCGTGATCCCGGACAACTTCGAGAAGCTCGAATGGAAACCGATGCGCGCGCTTGCCGAGATCTTCGCCAACGAGAAGGTCATCAACAAACCTCAGGCGCTCAAGGCGATCGGTGACGAGATCGCGCGGCGTGCGGCCGGCCAGAAGTAAGCGCCGCTATGGGCAACCAGTTGCGCCGGAAAGAACTGCAATCCCTTTTCTTCGGCAAGAAGATCGGCCAGGGGATGAGCCGCAAGGTCTATGAGTATGAAGACCCCCTAACCGGCGCGGTAGATCGTGCGGTGATTAAATACGAGGGAGCCGTCGTCGCTGGAGCGTTTCAGAATGTCACCGAGTGGGAAATATGGACTTGGGTGCGCGGCACACCGATGCAGAAGTGGTTCGCTCCTTGCTATTCGATTTCACCCTGCGGCCTCTATTTGGTCCAAGCGCGCGTCGAGCCACTCAGGCGAAAGGAGTGGCCTAAAAAATTGCCCGCGTTCATCGGTGATCTGAAACCTGAGAACTTCGGCATGTATGAGGGACGAGTCGTCGCCTGCGACTACGGCACCGGAATTTCCGCGATCCGAACATCGAACAAGAAGATGGTTGCCTGCAATTGGAGAGCGCGATGAGCGACTTCTACGGATCCATGGAAGCAGCAAATGCTTATCACGCCGCACGCGGAAACACGGCTTGGGCCGCAGCTGCTAGCAGTCCGGATGATGCTCGCGAAGGAGCTTTGCTGAGAGCTAGCGTCTGGATTGACGGACATTTCGGATCAAAGTTCTCCGGCAAGCGTACAGGGGGCAGAACGCAAGTCAGAGCATGGCCGCGAACTAGCGCCAGCGACGTCGAGGGGAATGAGATCAAAGATGATGAGGTTCCACAAGAGGTGTTGGATGCGGCTTTTTCCGCCGCCCTGCTGGAACTGACGGAGCCGGGGTACCTTACTCCCAGCGTCATCACGTCTGAACACGTTGTCAGCGAACGAGTGGGACAGCTTTCAACCACATACTCTGACAGAGACTTCACGGCGAAGGATATGCGGCCCGTTGTGACGCTCATAGACGACATCATGGCGTCGCTCATCGGTACCGAGAGCAATACGAAGTCATCCTTCCTTCTCCGCGCCTAAGACGTGAACGAACTCGTCGCATCCGAGATGAAACGTCTCCGCGAACTCATGGACCACATCCGGTCAAAACCCGTCAGGGAGCAGATCGCATTGATCCGCGCGCACGTCTCGACAACAGAACAGCAGGCGAAGAATGGCGAGCTTTGATTACGGCCGGTCGCAGCAGACCGCACAAAGGCTCATCAAGCGTTTCGGCCAGCGGGGATCGATCCGGCGGGAAGTTCCGGGCGATGGACCTGCCTACGATCCCGGTCCTTCGACCGACGTCGATTATGCCGCCGACCTAGTCATCGTCGATTACACGATTTCAGAACGGGACGGGACGCTGATCCTGGCAACAGACAAGAGGGCCTATGTCTCCCCATTGGGACTGAAAACTGCCGCA